CAGAGCCATCGGTGAGCCGCTCATCGGTCAGCGCACGGATGGGCATGATGCAGACCTTCCTCTGGTCTGGCGGCGCGTCCTTCTCCTTGATGCGCGGCTTCTTGGGCAGCGTGAAGGGCACGATGTTGTCAGGCACAGCGCTCATCCCTGCGCACCTGTCGCATGTACTCCCTGACCCGCTGCTCGGCTCCTGCCCCATAGCGCTTGTCCATGGTGGCCAAGTGCCGGTCCACCAGCGCCTTGTCCTTGAGCACTTCCCAAGTGGTCAGCAGCTCGCGTGCGTGCCCCATCAAGATGATGGTGCGGTCTGGCTCGAGCGGCCCTTTGTGTTTTGGATACCATGGCTTAAACGGTCTCTTGAGCATTCAGAGCCTTTTCCCTGGCCATGATCACTGGCCGAACAAGCAGGACTGCCTTGTGCAGCTCGTCCAGCGTGCAGGTGTCCAGCTGCTGATCGTGGATCTCCATGCCCAGGTTAATGGCCTGCATCTCTGGCCCGGTGAATCGGTAGACGCCCTTGGCCTTGGCACGCTTGTGCATTGCCAGGCTGGCCAGGATGGCTGCGTCGATCTCTGGCATGAGATGGCCACCGAGCTTGTCGGGGTTGATCTGGGCCATGCCACCGGCCATGATCATCGCGGTGTCGATCACGCTGAACTCGCGCTGGCCTGCGTTGCCGTTGGTCATCTCGACCATGGCCTGGTGGTTTCTGATCTTGATGGCCACGGCCTCTGCGTTGTGGCGCATGGGCGTCATGCCTTCCAGCACCCACTGCACGGGGTTGATCAGCTTTGGCCGTGGCTTGTAGTTGCTGCGCTTTCTCATGCCTTGCCCCTTGCGTTGATTGCGGCCAGCAGCTCTGGCACCGTGTCGAACTCCTCGCCAGTGTCGAGCAGCTTGAAGGTGGCCTTGCCTGTGCCCCAGACCAGCGTCTTGGGGTTGCGCGGGGTGTAGACACACTTGGCGATGCCATGCTCCTGGTTGACGTATTGGCGCAGCCCGTGATCCTCGGCTGAGTAGCCGAAGGTGTATTGCAGCGGGATGGCTTGCAGCTCCTCGAGGGTCATGGCTTCCCCTTCACGCAGGTGCAGGTGTATCCGCTGGCGTCATATCCCAAGCCCTTGCAGTAGGTGCAAAGAGGGTCTGCGGTTTGTTTGACTGGCATGAACCAGTCAAAGAGTTTGTCGAGCCACTTCATGCGTCCCCCTTGATGCCGTGGGCGGCTTCGATGGCTCGGGCAAAGTCAATCATGTCGCTGTCGCTGCGTGGGTTCTCTTCGTACAGCGTCACGATTTCATGTGCGGGCAGCGGTTTGTGTTTGGGCAAGTCGCGCAGCACCTGACGAACAAGCGCCTCAACCGCCTGAATACTTCCAAACTCGACGTACCACGCAGTGTTGTTTCTGCCCCCGACATGCAAAATACGTTGGGTGATGTTCATCCCCGCAGTGGGGCTTGGCTCATCCGTCAGCGGCTTGCGCTGTGCTGGCTGCTCTGCCAGTGCTTCTCGTAGGGCGGTGATGGCTTCTTTGCTTAGCACGATATAAGGCTTGTCATCGCTGATTGCCGCCTCCAACGCCTCAAGCGCCAGCTTCATTGCTTTTTTGCTCATTTTTTCTCCTTGTCCTTGTGATTGCGCTTGAGCCAGCAGCTTGCGCACAGCCACCGGCCTGGCCGAATCTGGATGCCGCCCTCTGGCGGCTGCTTAATCTCGCACTTGTCGCAGAACTTCAGCTGGTGCGAGTGCCGTGCGCTGCCGTTCAAAATTAGGTTTCTCACTTCAGTACCTCATGCACATAGACCTCGACCCGTGGGTCGCTGCTGTATCGCTTGGTGGCCACCATGTTGATGACCTGGCTGTCGTCGGCGTAGACCACGCTGTTGAGCGCGTCCAGAACGGCCTTCAAGACGTTGTCCAGATCTGGTTTGACCTGCGGATAGATCTCGCCGTCCACGGCCAGCTGGCGCTTCTTCTTGCTCCAGCTCTTGGGGATGGGGTAGTAGGCCGACAGCTGCAGCTGCATGGGCGTGTCGAATGGCTCCCAGCCCTTCATCGCAATGCGTGCCTCGCCTGCCACTGCGGCCTCGAAGCCAAGCGTCTTGGCGTCTGTGTACATGCGCACAAAGCCGCCACGGCTGGTGGCCCGTGGCCTGCCCTTGCCGATGGGGGTGCCGTACACCACGAAGTAGACGGCGGCGGTCACAGCAGACCCGCTTTCCTCATGTCGTCCACAAAGGACTCAATCTCGGGGCAGGGCAGGTCGCGCCAGCAGGCACCGTCACCTGTCATGTAGAGCGCCTCTGTCAGAACATCCTCGGGCAAGGGCTGGCCGTCCTTGGCCATGTCCAGGATCTTGTTGGCTTCCTGGTGGGTCATGGCTGGCGCACCCCCGACAGGAAGCGCTGCAGCCGGGGCTGGAGCTCGCCGTACTTGGGCATGAGCTGGTCGCGCACGCACTGGTCGATCAGAGATGACACGCTGCGGTGCTGGTCAGCAGCCGCCTTGTCCAGCAGCTGCCGGGTGTGCGGGTGCAAGCGCATCAGAAAGGGTTTGAGCTTAAGTTTAGGTGTGTCCATGCCTCAAGTGTATATCACTCGAATATTGCACAAGCCGCCCAAGTGCTTGATTTGGCGCTGTATTAGGGTAAGTCCCTAGTTTTGTTGTGTGTTTGGGGGTTGTACAGCGATATCGCTTTGTGTTTATAATCCTTCCATGTTCAACGCGCAGATAAAGCGCAAGGAGTTCAACATGACAAGCAACCACACCATCTCTCGCATCAGCTCTGGCCTGTACTACTTCACCGGCCATATCGCCGACCGCCTGGTGCAGTACAGCATCCTCAAGACAGCCGAGGGCTGGACGCTGACCAAGACTTACGGCCACGGCCCTGAGTTCTATACAGCGTTCGACACCAAGCGTTCTGCCATCAACGCATTGGCCGCAGCCTGAAGGAGTGATGACCATGTACCTGATCACAGACTCATTCGGCACCCGTCAACGCGCATGGAGCCGCATAGAAGCACTGGCCTGGCTGGCCAAGTGCAGCGACGAAGCCCAAGTGGCTGGCATCTTTGGCCGCATCGTGGCCATCCGCACTGTGGAGGCCTGACATGAACACCACCACACAGCTTGGCGACATCACCGAAAGCTACATTCGGTCTGGCCGCACTGACTCTAAAGGCCGCGAGATCGGCTACGTTGTTGGCCTGCGTGATGACGGCACGACCTTCTACGCATGGGTGCAAAACGCTCGCCGGGTCGATGGCCAATGGGTTGAGTTCGGCGTGCAGCAGCGCAGCAAGTCCTTCACCAGCCAGGCCGCAGCAACTGCGTGGGCCTATGCCACGGCGAACCAACGCATCTCTGAGATCAAGGTGGCCTGACATGACCACCCACGAACGCAACCTCCAGACCATCGAGTGGAACCTAGAGCGGGCCCAGGCAGCTGCCTTGGCCAAGCCCACCGATTGGAACGTGTCCAGGGCCTTCGCCCTGGTGCAAGCCAAGAACGACTACCTGCGCTTCATGGCGGGCGAGATCGAGCGCCACCAGATGTGCTGGACCGCCATTGAACTGACCATGGACATGCCCGAATGGGGCACCCGCGGCACTTGAGGAGATCACCATGAAATTCGTCGCTTACTACCGTGTCTCCACCGACCGCCAGGGCATGTCTGGCTTGGGCCTCGATGCCCAGCGCCAGGCCGTGGCCACACACATTGGCCAGGCCGAGCTGGTGGCCGAGTTCACAGAGGTCGAGTCTGGCCGCAAGAATGACCGCGAGCAGCTGGCTCTTGCCTTGAGCCTGGCCAAACGTACAAAGGCAGTGTTGGTGATCGCCAAGCTGGACCGTCTGGCTCGCAATGTCCACTTCATCTCTGGCCTGCTGGAGTCGGGTGTGCCCTTTGTTTGCGCAGACATGCCAGAGGCAGACCGCACGTTCCTGCAGATGATGGCCGTCTTTGCTGAGTGGGAGGCCCGCAAGATCTCCGAGCGCACCAAAGCTGCACTGGCGCAGGTTAAAGCCAAGGGCCGCAAGCTGGGCAGTCCGACACCAGAGCTGGGCAGTGCTGCTGGCATCGCCAAGCTGCAGGCCAAGGCCGACAAGTATGCCGACCGCATCGGCCCGGTGGTGCGCGAGATCATCGCCAAGACTGGCGCCAAGACGCTGCGCGACATTGCCGAGGTGCTGCAGGCTCGCGGCATCGAGACACCACGGGGTGGCTGTGTCTGGCATGCAAGCCAGGTCAGCAACCTGCTCAAGCGAATCTAAGCCCACGCCACCGGGGCATGACGGTGGCAACTTGGAGAATGAGATGAACATCAAAGACCTTGCAACTGCAGTCCTGTGCTGCGCTGTGTTTGCCCTGTGGGGCGTGCTGCTGGCACTGGGGGTGTGACATGGATCAAAAGCGATACATCCCCGACCAACTGCTTGTCAACGGCAGACCCTACACTTCGGCTGCGGCCACCGATGTCGTGCGCACATGGATGCGTCACGGTTGGCAGCCGCCATCGCGGGAGAACCAGCAGCAGGCCAAGGAAAAACTCAACCCCATGGGGACCACACAATGAGCCAGCAAACCAAGATCTTGGAGATGCTGGCCATGGGTCCAGTCACAGCGCTGGACGCCTTGCAAGAGGCTGGCTGCTTTCGGCTGGCCGCACGCATCGCTGACCTGCGCCAGCTCGGTCACGACATCCGCACCGAGACCATCGAGGTCAACGGCAAACACATCGCGCAATACACACTGGAGAAAAAATAATGGCCGGAAAACTGACAGACGACAAAGAGATGAGCGCCAGCCGCCTGCCTGGGCTGATGGGGTTCAGCAAGTACAGCACGCCCAACGATGAGCTGCAGTACAGCATCAACGCCATTGATGGCAAAGAGCGCCCCGACATCGGCAACGAAGCCATGGGCTGGGGCAACACCCTCGAGCCGGTGATCCTGCAGCAGGCAGCGCAGCGCTTGGGGATCGAGGACTTCAACACCGCGATCACCGAGCCATACAAGCACAGGGCCTTTGCGCTGCAGTGCAGCCTGGACGGCATCGGGCATGGCATCGGGCAGGAGATCTTCACCGACCCGGACAAGGGCATCTTTGTGGTGGGTCAGGACAGCATCGTGCTGTCAGGGCCAGGCGTGCTTGAGGCCAAGCTGACCAAGACCATGCCCGAGGATGTGCCGCACCTGGCTCGCGGCCCCATCCAGCTGCAGGGCCAGATGCTGGTCACCGGCCACAAGTGGGGCGCGGTCTGCGTGCTGTACCAGGGCATCGAGCTGCGGGTGTTCCTGTTTGCGCCGCACCAGGATACACAGCGGGCCATCATCAAGGCGGTGCAGGACTTCGAGACCCGGCTCGAGACCTACCGCCAGACCGGGGCCATCGAGTGGTATCCACCGGCCAGCAGCAAGGAGCTGGACCGGATATTCCCCAGCGCCATCAAGGACGAGATCGAGCTGCCGCCCACGGTGGCCGACCTGGCCAAGGGAATCATGGCCAGCAAGGCAGCGATCCGCGAAGCCGAGGCCAGCATCGAGGAGGCAGAAAAGCTGATCAAGGAGCAGCTGGGCCAGGCCGAGAAGGGCCGCGCTGGCAGCTATGTGATCAGCTGGCCCATGCGCAACTACAAAGCCCAATCGGAGCGCTTGGTGGCTGCAAAGGCTGCGTACAGAGTGCGCCAGTCCAGCCTGTCGATCAAGGAGCTGAAGCCATGAGTAAACTGCTTGACCTGTTGATCGCCGTGATCTCGTCGTTCGCGGTGCTTGTGCTGCTGGGCGTGGTCCTGAAAATTTTCTGGC